ATGTTGTTTGAGATGCTGCTAAACCTACGTTAGCGGTTGTTTGTCCTACCGTTGCACCTATACCAAGTAATGTTCTTGCGGTATCCAATACTTTAGCTGCACCCAATGCTATATATTTACCTAAAGTAGTATTCATTATTACATTTTTTGCAGCCATATAACCATTTACTACAAGTGCTTGAGCTGCAGCTGCTTTATCTAAAATAAAATCTTTAGTTTTAACAACAAAGTTACTATTCATCAATGTGATAGCTGCACCTACAACTATATTTTTAGCTGCTATCGCTCCATTATAAATTCCAGTTGCGACAGTTGAGGCTACAGTAGCTATTTTATTTAATCCTAATGCTTTTGTTAATCCACCAAACATTTTGGTTGCACCACCAAATCCTTCTCCACTTACCATCTTAAATGCTAATGCTTTTAGATAAACCTTACCAAATTCTAATGCAAGAGAACCAGCCCCAGAAGCGGCAGATGCCAATCCACCTTGAATTGCCATTATAGTATCTGCAGAATCACCATACTTTGCTGTAAGTTCGTCTTGAACTCTTTTCTTTTCCATCATAACAGATAATTGTTCTGTTGTCATTCCATAAGATTGTGCAGCTATTTCTTTTTCTTTGATACTCATATCAGCGAATGCTCTTTGTCCACCAACACCTTTTAAGATTTCTTCAGCTAATCTTTTTTGAGCAGCAATTCTTTCTTCATCACTAGATGCACTCTGTACATCTAATGCTGCTTGTCTAACTGCATTGTTGTTCAAATCTCTACCTAACATCACTCTAGCTTTAGCAGCTGCCTTCATATTACCTTCTATATCCAACACCCCTTCAGCTATAGCTTGGATTTCTTCCATATTAGTACCTTGCTTAATTAAAGCGGCATTACCTTCTAATATAACATCCAATTGTTCCTGAGTTTTACCTCTAAGGATACTCATTTGGCCTGCCATACCTTCCATCATCTTTTTGGCGTTTACACCATGCTTTTCTGCTAATTCTTTTATATGTCCACTAACATCCTCAGCTTCCATTCCTGCATTTTGGAATGTAGTTACTAAATCAGTTGCTGATGCTGCATCTCCTGTAAGTGTTGCTACTTCAGTAACAGATTTTATCATCTCTCCTGTTGCTGCGTTTACATTACCAAATTTTGTGGCTATAGCTTCAGCTGAAACTGCTAATTGGTCTGAACCATAGATTAACCCTGTCATACTAAATGATGCTGCATCAACAGAACCTTTTAGTGTCAAAGCTTCACGTACACTCAACCCCTGCTGAGTTACCATATCTTTCATTGTATCTACATGCTTAGTTAATGATGCTCCAACATTTTCAAATGCTTTATTCATAGCAAGAGCGGCTATAGCCCCAGCACCCACTGCTTTAGCTATATCATCATCTAATCCTAATATGTTACCAAGAGTTTTCTCTCTATCTTTTTCTAATTGTGAAACGTACTCTGTAGCTTTGGCTATTTCATCCATTTGTTTAAATGTTGCACGAGTAGTTTCTAATTGTGATAATAAATCTTTATCAATATCAAAGCCAACTTTAGCTTGTTCTTCTAATATTTTAGTTATAGAATCATCTATTAGTTTCAATCCCTCTGAAGTACTAACTCTTTCTTGAAGTTTTTTTACTAAATTGGTTTGTAAATTAAAATTATTTTCACTTTCTATATTAACTGCTGTTGCAGACTCCAGCAGGACTTTAGACAAATCGGTTTGGTCCCTAATTAAGCGTTTTTCCTTATTAAGTGCTTTTTCTCGCTCTTTTTGATATTTAGCGAGTTCTTTAGCTGCTTGTATGTCTTGTTTACTTGCCATTCAAATCCCTATAGAGGTTTATTAGTAAGTACCTCTTGCCTGCATCTTAGCCAAATGTGCTCGCAGTTTTTTCAATGCTTCTTTTCCTGCTTCGGTTGGTGCATCATCAATTATATTATCTAAATCTTTATTGATAACAGCTAATTTAGCATCTAGCTTTTTTTTCTTCCTTTTGAATATATCAAACATACCTTCATCAAGTCCATGTTCTGTAAACAATTGTTTGAGTTCTTTTATTTTTATTTTTGCCATAATATTGTATCCCTAAATTGTTAGTTGTATATAAATATAGAAATACCCAACAAATCATCAAAAAATCTGTTGGGTATTAATTTTATCTTCTTTTTGATTTTGCCTTTTTCATTGCTTTCTGTTGTTGTTTGTTTTCTTCTTGCTTCCATTCTACAATTTTACTTATATAGAACTTCCTAGCCCAAACAGGCATATTATAAACATCAGTAAAGTTGAATCCACCATTTCCGTGGAATATTAAATCAAAAATGTGAGAGTGTAGTACTTTCCTATAGTTAAGATTGAGGCCAAAAAAACCCAAGCCCCATAGGCAGTAGCATATCTCTCCTTTCCCCGGTCTCTTCAGAAATAAATTCGTATGTTAACACCATATCTGGAATAACTTTGTTTATATGCGTTCTGAGAGCCCTAGAGTCTACCGCAAATAATTCGTTTTCTACGAAGTGATTGATTGTAGTTTGGTCTGTATCACCATCTACTGATACTATTGTATTTTTTAATCTAATAGTAAGTTGTTTATCCGTTTTATCGTTCATCTTTCTAGACGCTTTCTTTTGTGCTTCTAATTGATGTTGGATTTTTCGTTCTTTACTTTCAGTTAATGCCTGAAAGGTTACTTTTCTTTTAGATTGTGGTAATTCGAATTCGAATTCGTTTTTATGTAATTCTGTTTGACCTGAACCATCGTATTCCACAGATTCAAATTGAGTTAAATCAATTGTTTCTTTCTGCATTGTACCTGGTTGTGTTGGGTCATCAATCTCTACCTCATAATCTTTACCATATCCTAATACTCTGGCAGCTATCATAATTGCGTTTTTATCACCTAAAGTTAGGTCTACATACTTTATGGGAGCTCCATCTCCATTTGATATAATTAAGGATTGAAATAATCTATCCAATACTGAACCATCTTTTATGTAAGATTGGGTAGTTAGGATATCTTCTTCTTTAGCAGTCATATACTTCATCTCTACTTTTCCACTTGATAGAGGATTATCTTTTGGATATATAAGACCTTTAGAAGGTAAATCTACGATTTCTGTTGGAAATTTATAATCAGAAACCTTTTTTTGCTCATATTGCTGTTTAGCGAGCTCAACCATATCTTCTGAAGATACTGGTTGTTTGTAATCATCTTGTAATTTTTCTTTACTCATAACGTTTCTCGTTTTAAAACTTATTTAATGTTGGTTAACCATATATAAATATACAAATAATATTAATTAAACGAAAAAACCCCTACATTTCTGTAGAGGTTTCTAAATATTCAATTTATACTATATAATATAACAATCTGAAATTAATATTGTAATATTGCGTAATCGTATGCTAGTGTTAAATCTACAGTTGCGATATCTTCACCAGTATAGTCCATATCTGAGAACTTTGCTGTTTCGATAAATGCTCCTTTTAATGTCCACTCTTCTACTTTATCACCTACAGGACCCAAACTGTTAAATGTGATATCTTTTTTGTAGAAATCAGAGTAACCATCACGGCCCGTTACTGATTCGTGGTGTAATCTTACCCATTCCATAGCTGCTTGTGCTGCTGAAGGAACTACTGGGTCATACAATGATATTGATAAACTACTCCACTCACTTCTACCTTTTACATATCTTCTAACATTAATATGGTCAATGGTAATTTTACCATTTGCTATCTCAGGTCTGTTGGCGGCTTTCACTAAGTATGCCGGAATTCCTTCTACATACATAATGAATCTGTTTGACATCTTCGGTTCGAATGATGTAAACATTACTTCTGTTGGGTCTAATAATTGTGCCATTTTTGTTTTCCTCTGTTTCTAATTCTTTAATATAAATATAGTTCTTTTTAAAAAATAGTTAGTCCCCCTAAAATTATTAGGGGAACTAAGATATTATTTATATACTATTCTGGAAATGCTGCTCCAGTTGGTAGTACATTGAAATCAAGAACTATAAATTCTGCTGTTTTAGCTGGTTGTAAGAATATCTCACCAACCATTATATTTCTATCAATTACATCTGGTGTGTTGTTGGTTTCATCCATCTTCACTTTAAATGCGTATAAACCTTGTCTTTGTTGAATTGATTCTAAGTAAGGATTAACAATTGATAAGAATCTATTTCTCGTAGCTGCTGTGTTGTTTTCAAACACTAAGTAACGAGTAGATGATGCGATGAATTTCTTCACTGCTATTAACAATCTTCTTACATTGATTCTATCCAATGCCGATGGTTTTGCTTGTAATGTTTTCTGTCCAAATACAGTTACACCCTGACCAGGGAATGTTGCGATAGGATTCAATCTACCTTCGTAAAGTGCATCTCTCTCAACTCTAGTCAATCTTGTCTTAGCTTCAATTACTGAAGTTAA